ACAGAATTGGCCTCGCCGTATACCTTTCGGTAACGACTAAGACTCACAATGCAATTCAGAAATCCCTAAGGATAAAACTGATGGCTTTGTAAGTACAGCGAGGCGTCTGACTCTTAAAATTATGACCTGACCAAAATCAGTCTGGAGGCGAACCCCCAGACATCTAAATGTCAAGCCACTCATTAAAGAGCAGGTTCGCCTCGCGACGCGTTAGCGCCGCACCATGGGGCCATCCCATGGGTTTCTATGCACGTCCAGTTTAGACTAATGCATAGTATCGATTATCAAATTATTTTAATTGGGTTGAAAATCTTACGATTTCCCAATTTTTTATGTATTTACACTAATATTATATTTGTACATAATTGGCACTCCTGTGAAGAAAAATAAAGACCAATCTTCTCCAACGGCATCGTGTTGCTGGTAAGCAACATCAAAAGCAGCAGGTGTAGGACCAATTGTATCATAATTAAATGATGTGGTTGCAACTGTGTGCGAATTACATTGTAGATTTTGAGCCTTAATAGTTCTAGCGGCTGTAAATCTTCGATCCGAATAACACGGAAATTCAACTTCTATTGTATTGTTAACATCAATATTAGTTGATGCACAACCACTTCCAGATGCAGGATTAAGCGTTAAGGATAAGAATTTCTGAAGAAATACTGATCCTTTGCTCAATGCTTGGGCTGCAGAAATAATATAACCATTGCCGGCAGGCAGATAATCATATCTAGTAACATGTGGAGCTTGGTTACTAGTTCCCGAAAACATGTATTTCTTGCGAAAAGATCCTCTCTGCCCAGCGAAACATGGAGTAAACCATGAACTAAAAGCGGTAGGGGAAGCAGTGATTTGTGTAGAATTAACAGTTAAATCAATACCGTCAGGATCATATCCCGAATAATAAGGCATATTCTTATTACGCAACACATTAATACGGACGTCATCATCTTCAGCCGCTTCAGGCAGCCAATATCGCGTATACGTATAACGTTTACACAATTCCCGTATTGATGAGGGAGGATCACCATAATAAACCAAATAAGTCTGGTCGTTAGGATCACTTTT